GATGAAAATTTAGAAAATTATAGAGAAATACATGGTTGGTTAACAGGTCTAGGATTTCCTAAAGATACAAGTCAATTTAGAGCATTACAAGGTGCAGGTGCAGATAGATATCCTACTACTTCAAATGTAGGATTAAACAAAGAACTAGGTTCTACAAAGAAAGCAGTACAAGATGATGGTGGTTTATATTCAGACGCAACTTTATTTGTATTATCAAGTAAAAATAATTCGGCTTTAGAAGTTAGATTTAGAGATATATATCCAATATCATTATCAGGATTAGAATATAATCAACAAGAAACAGATATACAATATCTTACTGCTAATGTTACCTTTGCATATAAGATATACGAATTTGCAAGTGTTGGATCAAGTACAACTACGGAAACCGTATCATAGGCTTGATTTTTTTAGTAGATGTGATATAATATTCATAGGATAAAATATCCATAAATAATATAAGGTGAATACATAATGACATTAGAAGAACTACAAGACTTGGCAGATAAGGATTTAAAAATCAATGATACTGAACTTGATTTAGAATCTCTTAAAACTCCTCAATTACATAACAAATATTCAAAGTATCATAACAAATATAGCAATCTATTAAAGGTTGCTGAACAAGATTTAGCAAGAATTACAAGAGAGAAATGGGAATACTACACAGGTAAGGCAGACCCAGCTGTGTATCAGGAGAAACCTTTTAACTTAAAAGTATTAAGACAAGATGTTGACAAATACATCAAGTCTGATCCAGAGGTAAATAAGTTAGAGCAAAAGGTAACATATATACAAACAACGGTAAATTATTTAGAAAGGACTTTAAAACTTATATCTAATCGAACATTTACAATTAAAAATGCTGTTGATTGGAAGAAGTTTACAAGTGGCGTGATTTAAATGCAATTAAGAAACTCATACATGTATTACATCTCAGCTATCAAACCAGAGATGTGTCAAAAAATTATAGCTCATGGATTATCAAAAATGGTCATAGATGAGAGTAAAGGT